CGGAAGATTTCCTGACGTGGGCCATAAACCGCCTCGCGTATACGCCTCTGCCTCTCCTAAAGACCACACTCCACTAGCAGAACTAGTCTCATAGTTTGCGGTTGGCTCAACAGGAGCATCGCTAATAATGTTGCCTTGATAGCGCTTAGACATTAAACGAGTCCTCCGTGATTTGAAGATGCCCCAGTTAGTTGGGTGCGACTTACTGTCAAATCTCCAAAGTCTGTAGCATTACCAGCGGATGCTATTGTAATGTAGTCAATAACATTTACTCTTCCTCCCCCAGAATTTGTTCCTCCACCCCAACAGCCCCTCACTGTTGTGCAAACCGCGCCCGGCCCAGACCTTCCAATGGTTAAGTCACCAAAGTCTGTAGCATTTCCAGTAGTGGCAATAGTCACATAATCTATAACATTCGACGTAGACACAGCGTCACCTGCAAAACATGCTCTTGTCCCAGATGAAACACCTCCGCCCTCTTTTCTTGCGGATGTTAAGTCACCAAAGTCAGTAGCATTGCCTGTCGTATCGATCGTGACATATTGAATAACATTTGAGTTTCCACCAGAATCTTGTCCACCAGCAAATAAAGCTCGTGTGCTTGATGCCGCTCCTGCAATGCCATTTTCTATTGTTCCAACTGCGTCACCAAAGTCACTAGCGTTACCCGTCGAAGCAATGGTTATGTAATCAATTACATTTGAAGCCGAAGGAGCAGACCCGCCAAGAAAAATACCTCGCACATTATTAGAAGCGCCGCCTAAGCCGCGTCTTGCCAAAGTTAAATCGCCGAAATCAATGGAGTTACCTGAATTAGCTAATGTTACATACTGTATTACGTTTATTTCATTAGGAGACCCTTGGCTTCCTCCCGCAAAAACACCTCTTGTAGACGAAGCTACTCCAGCAAGCAATGCTGTAGTGGCTAACAAGTCGCCGAAATCAGAAGCGTTACCTGTAGTGATAATTGTTATTTGGTCAATAGTGTTGTACCTAGTGGCACCACTTATACCACCCGCAAACAACCCTATGTTTAACGGCGGGCTAGGCCACCCTGTGCGGTTTTGATACTGTGTGGAGAGCGACCAAACGCCTTGATAATTTGGCATTATTGAAGCCCTCCGTGAGAAGATGAGCACCCAGCGGATTGATCTTTGGCCGCTAAAAGATCCCCAAAATCTGCGCTGTTGCCGGTGCTGGCTATTGTAATGTATTCAATAGTATTTACTCTGGAGCCGGTGTTTCCCAGCGCAATAAGACCTCTTGTTGCTGAAGAAGCACCTGCTCCAAGTCGACAGGCGGCAGATAAGTCGCCAAAGTCTGTAGCGTTACTTGTGGATGCGATGGTGACGTAATCCATTACGTCCGAAAGAGTCCCTGTCGTTCCTCCACAAAAAACAGCCCGAGTTCCTGAGCCAACTCCGGCCAATTGGTCTCTAGTAACAGTTGTGTCACCAAAATCCGCGGCATTTCCAGTAGAAGCTATTGTTACATACTGAATCGTATTGGTTCTTGTAGTCCCAGAGGTTTGGTTTGCCCAAAGTCCACGAGTCGATGAGCCTGTCAGTCCTTGACTGGCGTATCTCCCTGATGTCAATGCGTCACCAAAATCCGTAGCATTTCCAGTAGAGGCTATTGTGACGTATTGAATTCTATTTGTATTTCCCACCCCCGAGGCGAAACCTCCAGCAAAAACCCCACGAGTGCTACTAGACATTCCTGCCATAGAGCTGTTGCCCTCAAGAAGATTGCCAAAGTCCGAAGAATTACCTGTTGTAGCAATAGCGACATATTCAATAACGTCACTTATGCTGTCCCCATTACCTGCAAATACAGAGCGGGTGCCTGAGCCAACTCCCGCAGAATTTGCTGTATTCGCGAGAAGATCCCCAAAATCCTGCGTATTCCCGGTGGTACTAATATCAACATATTCAATAACATTTGAGGGGCCGGGATAACTCCCGGCAAACAATGCTCTTTGAAGTACTGCGGGCGTTACACTGCCACTCGCATCACTGGGAGAGGAGTAACCAAACGCATTGATTGCCCACACGTTGAACGTGTAGCCTGTTCCGTTTGACAGGCCCGTAACCGTTATGGGAGAAGAAGACCCTGATACGCCAATCCCATCATTAGATTGGGCGCGATAGCCGGTAATAGCCGACCCGCCGACATCAGAAGGCGCAGTAAACGAAATGGTCGCTTCCTCGTCACCCGCCGTGGCTGACACGCCAGTAGGCGAGTCTGGAGCGTTTAACCCGTCCTGACCAATAAAACCGCCTTTGTTTTTAGCCATAAGAGGCTCCTATTAGCTGATTTCTTCGTAGCTAACGAGGACTTCAAGGTCATCGGCAGTGCCCGCCGTGACCGAAATGGAGCGATCTTCTTCAAGATACATCGCGGTGTTTTTATCCAACACAACTAATGACGCATCCGCTGGAACGGACACGGTAGAAACCAGCGAGTATGCCGTCCCTCCAGCTGCCGCTGCAGTGTGATAATCCACAGTAACATCGCAGGCGTTACTGCCATCGACGTTTGCCACTTGGATCATGTTAATCTTGAATACCTTCCCGCTGGAAGCGGCGTTGCTGACAAGCTCGGTTGCGCTTGTGGTAGACAATGCTAGGTAAAACGATTTACCCGTGATTGTCGAAACATTGACAATATTTGGTGCGGCCATTATTTATCTCCTATCCGAATACAATAGCCATAGCAATGGCTTTTCCAGTGCTTGCCTTTACATCAAGCTGGGTTTGAATGTTAGAAGTCACGCCATCAACATAGTTAAGTTCTGCTGTAGTCGCCGTGACACCATCCAGTATATTAATTTCTGCGGCTGTAGACGTAATTGCTGTGCCGCCAAGAGTCAACGTACCTGATGCTGTCAGATCCGTAAACGTACCAGCCGCCGCTGTCGTACCACCAATAACACTGTTGTCTACAGTGCCACCAGAAATAGTCAAGTTGTTAGCAACATAAGCATCTGCAATTGCTGTACCTTGCCAAGTACCTGTAGCAATTGTACCTACTGCTGTTATTTGCGTCTGAGAAGCGTCTACAGACAAAGTATCGCCAGTAAGGGTAAGACCAGTACCATCTACCAAAGCGGTCTTAGAAACGCTTATAGCCGCACTAGCATTAATATCATCATTAACAATAACACCAGAGCTAATAGCCGCTACGCCTGTGTCAGCAATCGTTATGTCGCCTGATACTACGTTGTCAATCCAAGTAGATGTACCAGTATCGTAAAACAACAATGCCCCATCAGCGGGTGTTGTAATGTTAGTATCTGAAAGTCCTGAAAGACTAGAAGATAAACCACCAATTTGAGTATCTACATAAGCTTTAACAGATTGTTGAGTAGGTACAAGCGTTGCGCTATCAGAGGCCATGTTATCTTCGTCAACAAAAGCCGTAATTGTAATTGCACCATCTGTAAGACTTCCAAATGAAACAGTACCTGTTGTTGTAATATTACTTGAGCCAGTATCAATAGCTCCAAAACCAGAAGTAATAGAACCAGAGTTTAAAGCCCCAACAGTTGTAACATTAGAAAGAGTATCTAAAGAAGTTTCAAAATAAGTTTCAAAATCTGTCAGTGCTACTTGCTTCATTGTGCCTGCATCATTGACAACAACACGATCAGCATCAGCAAGTGTTGTAGATGTAGCGGCTGTATCGCCATCTAGGACATTTATTTCAGTTGCTGTAGCTGTGACACCATCAAGAATATTTAATTCAGCAGCGGTAGAGGTAACCCCATCAAGAATGTTTAATTCCGCAGTTGTAGCTGTAATACCATCGAGCGTATTTAACTCTGCAGCCGTAGCGGTAACCCCCAAATCGCCAAGAGTAACTGTGCCTCCAGCTGCATCAAGCTGGGTTTGAATATTTGAAGTAACACCATCAAGATAATTTATTTCAGCTGTAGTAGCAGTAACACCGTCAAGAAGGTTTAGCTCTGTTGCGCTTGCCGTCACGCTTAAATCAGACAAACTAGAAACTGTGCCAGTGCCTTTAGTATCAAGCTGTGTCTGTATGTTTGAAGTAACACCATCAAGATAATTTAATTCGGCTGTTGTGGCTGTTACTCCATCAAGGATGTTTAATTCTGCTGTACTGGATGTAACGCCATCCAAGATATTAATTTCTGCTGCCGTTGCAGTTACAGCCGTTCCGTTAATAGAAAGGCTGCTTGGGTTTGACCCCACCTCAATAACAGCGCCACTACTGTCTTCTGTGTAAAGGCGTTTGTTAGTTAAATCAAATGCTGGTTCGCCTTGGACTAGATCACTAGTTGCGGGCGCACCCGATCCATTCTTGAGTTTAATTGTTGTTGCCATGAACTACTCCAAGAAGAACACGAAACAAAAAGGAAAGGGGGCCGAAGCCCCCGAGTAGATTAAGCAGACGGTACTGCGAGTACAAAGCCAGCCTCTGGGCGGTATACCTGAACACCATAAAGGGTGTCTGCGGTGTACAGCGTAGAGAGGTACTCTTGCTTGTACTGAGTCTGCGAACGCACACCCAACTGCTCAGCCATTACTACAGCTTCATTGTGGAACAACAAAGCAGCGCGAGTATCAACACTAGAAGCGGTGTTGTCAGCAGCTGCCTCAATGGTTCTGCAGTTGGCAGAAACGTAAACGTCTACACCATACAGGTTACCAATAAGACCACTGTTTACTGACTGACCACTTACAAAGTCAGAAGATACATACCGATCAATGCCCATGATCGCGTTGCGCGTTGCAGGCGGGATGATCAGGTTGCGGTTTTCCATCGGTACATTGTTGTCATCCATTTTCTGAATCATGTCACGGAAAAAAGCATCCGTGAACTCGTCACCAGCTACCAGAGTGTCATCAGTGTACTGAGTAGTAGTACCGCCATCGTTAAAGAAACAACCAGTGTGCTGGTAGTCAGTAGCAGCGGGGCTAAATACAATAGCGCCACCATCACCAAAGCCAGTGCCAGCTGCATGCAGGTCATTATCAACCTGTACAGCCAACGA